AGGCTAGTGGAGTTACCTAATGTATAAGTAGAGGTAGCCTCAGTGTATGTTGTAGCTTCCTGAGAGGTTAGGTCTATACGAGAGGCTTCAGTATCAAGTACAGATAGCCCATTGTCAAAAACTCTGTTGTTAAGACTGGGCATCTTCTGGCTCCTCTTGTGTTACAGGCTTGGCATCTGCATCATATCTTAGTTCAGCAATATCCATCAGATCCTGGATAACTTCTGGGTGATCACTTACGTTGATGTCTGCGCCATTCAAGTTCCGTAGGAATGCTGCAATCTCACGTAGGTCATGTGGAGCTACATCACCAGCTACAATAGTTGGCATCAGGTCATAGTTCAGACCGTTCAACTCCCAGAGGCGCTCAACAAGCTGTTTGTTGAGGACATCTACAATAGCTTGGATATAGCTCTCTAATGCACGAAGGAACAGGTCTGTCTTAGACTTGGAGAGGGCGTAAGAGCCAGTATTACCACCACCAAGCATAAGAAACTCAGAAAGGACGCTACGGGCTATGTCATGTTGGTAGCGTCTTACTACAGGGTCTATTTCTATATTACGACTACCGCTAGAAGACATAAGCTCAACATCTACCAGTCTTTGGTTGGTAGGCGCTCCGTCTTTATCGGGATAGGTGTCGGAAGGCAGAATAATGTATCCCTGCTCATTGAACTTGACATCCCTGAGAATAGATTGCAGGTTATTGACAAATCCAGATTGGGTGGCTGTTGCATCCCCTGACAAGTACTCAGCAGGAATACGGGCAACAGGAATACCAGCAAGTTCCCTCTCAACTGCTATAGCCTCAATAGACTGTAGATTATTGACATATTCATAAGAAGTATAAGCATTGCGAAGAATAGACCTACCAGCAGGGTCACCATTAATCGTTGTCGTGCGGTAGTACAGACTTTTGCGAGTAGGTATATAATTAGAGTTGTTATAACCTGAGCCGTCCTGATAGATGCCTTTGACATCACCAGTTTTGGTGTCTACATCAAACCTAGAGATTGTCCAAGGCGCACGAATAGCGACCTTGCGGATACCCATACGACCGTCAGAATACTTAGAGCGGCCTTTGTCGCTTCTTGTAGTCGGCCCATTGCGTCTCTTATAGATAACCTCAAACCACGCAAAGCCGTAAGAAAGACTTGAAAGGGCTTCAGCAACATGGTCATCAAGGGTATGGTCCATATCATCAAGGACAGACTTAACGAACTCAGCTTCTCTCTTAGCTTGTGGTGTATCATTGGCTGGCATTACCTTTAGATCTACATCCCGAAGGACTTGTTCAGTAGCGTACATAACAGCACCGATGGTGCTATCGTTGTCTCTCATCTCACGGTACTTGCGTATGGCTTTCTTGCCACGAAGCTCAGGTAGAAACTCATCAGCCCGTATCTGACCATTGTAGGTGTTGTCACCTGCTACACCTAGTATTTGCTTGGCCTCTGTCTCTGAGAGCTTCTTAACCATTACCGTAATCCTTTGGCGCTACTATACGCTAGTTTAAGCGTAGGTTTTGCGTAGCCATTCAATGAGAGGTCCGTTATAGCCCAAACTAAAGCATCAAGACGGTCTGGTGAGCCTGTGGACCCTAGAGGTTCCCACTGTACCATCTGATCTTCTAAGTCGTTTAATCCCTTTACGTGTCTAACTTTGTCTTGCTCATATAGAGCAGATACAGGTTCAGCCCGTGCCATCTTCCCTCTGGATGCATGTACGAGCTTTACTGGGACTGTTTCATCTTCTGTGTGTAAAGTGTGACGAACCATATCGCCACCTTGGTTTCGTTCTGCAACAATGCGGTCTGCCATGTGCTCTCTGTAGAGTTCTACGGCTTTAGCTGCCCATTGCTGAGGAGTGTATCTACCTGTGTGATCTTCTAGAACGTACGCTATTCCGTTGATATCTACACCAGCTACAACAATACCAGTCATGTCACTTTCTGCATTTGCAGTAATAGCTGGGTCTATGGATACCACTATACGATTAAGAGTGGGAACATCATCTTTGTCTACCTCACATGAGGCTAAGAGAGTTCTATTCCATAGAGCGCCTGACGCTTCGTCCAGGATTTCGGCGTAAAGCTCTTGGCGACCAAGGCGGGTGCCTTCATAGGTCTTACGGACTGCGTCGAGGAAAGTATCAGCAAGATTAGCAGCGTTATCATAAGTACTGCCGGTAGAGACTGTCGTTTTGTCGTCATCTAAGATATTTCTAATGAGTTTGGTTGTCTTTGGTGTCGTAGTGACAAATACTTGCGGTCTACGTCCAAGTCGTAAGCCAAACTGTAGCATATCCCAAGTTTCTTGTGCGTTTCTCCATGCACATAGCTCATCAGTCCATGCAGAGTAGGCTTGTGGACCCCTGAGTCTTTCTGGGTCTTCTGCAGAGAAGAATACAGCTTTAGCTCCATTCTCCCAAGTGAGTGTATTATTAGTTGGAGACCATATGGGTAATCCTAGTGGACTTCCTCTATAGGATTTATCTCCCTTCCAACATACGTTAATAAGACCTGAGTCGCCCTCGACCATAACTCGTCTTACATCACCTTTAGTAGGAGCTACACAGTGGACTATCTTATCGCCCTTCTTAATCCTGTGTCTTACCCACTCAGCACCGGCTCTAGTCTTACCCCAACCCCTGCCAGCTAGAGCTACCCATACATTCCAGTTGCCTTTAGGTTCTAACTGCTCTGGCCTAGCCCAGAACTCCCAAGAGTGCTGCAGTTCTTCTGTCTTCTCTGGGCCAAGTTGTTTTAGTGCAGCTGCAACCTCAGCATCTGGTAGATCTCTAAGTGTCTGTGCTGTTATCTTTGGAGTCATCAGAGGTTTTACCGAGTAGGGTCATAAGAGTGTCTATAGCACTAGCGTCTTGGTCGGGGTCGACAGACATCTCTTCGGCTTGTACAGTCTCCTTTGGACTCCATCCTGCCTTAGAGCGTAGGAATAACTCCTGAGAGGGAAAGTGACCATTAAGAGCTTGCTCAACGACTACGTTACCAACTCGTGAGGAGATCTCTGCTCTGGCCTCACTAACGTCTCCACCATAGTACTTATAGAAAGTAGCTAGGTTACGAGGGGCATTCTGGTAGCGCTTGTTAATAGTAGCCATGATGTCTTTGATCTGGACACCATCTTTAACCGACTGCCTAACGTATTTAGCAATCGGCTCACTATACTTCAGTGGCTGAGGTTGAGAGTTACTCATGGTTCTTCCTATGGGGAGCCTTTAGAGGCTGCAGATCTATAGTAATCTATAGGCTAAGCCTAGGCTACAATCCGTCTTCGCTGAAAATATATGATTGAGGAGATACGATTGATAGCTGTCGGCTATGGTGGGCTATATAGGTACTAATTAACAAATGTCAAGGGGTAGAGCTATATTTATTTTCTAGGGAGCCTATAGGGAGCTGCAGACCTAGATCTAGCTGCAAAGACTATAGGCTAAGTCGAGATCCTCTCTTAAGTTACACTTAAGTGTTACTATAGTCTTATAATAACTATATGTATTATAAATTAAAGAGTTACTTAAGAGTTACTTAAGTTAGTGGGTATATAGTGTGTCAAGAGCAAAAATCAAGTAGGTGCGACATTATGTCATAGGCTAACCTTATTTTTTATTTTGGAAACTATAGGGGCTACGCCAGGATTTGGCCCTAGCCAGTATCCTAGCTAGGGGCCCCGTGGTTAAGTTAGGTAGGCTAGGCCTAGGTAGAGCAGGGCGAACAATAAGCTCGCCCCTAAGATATCCCTAATCATGAGCTGCAGGCCTCAGCAATAGCGGCCTCATATGCAGCGACGATATCCTCGCGCTTGGTATCGCCCACTTTGATGCTCATGTACATGGTCAGCGCCTCGGTTAAAATTTCGCGCTTTTCCTTGTCTTTTTCCGCAGCGATATATTTAGCGCATACCTGCACAAGCGCGCCGTGAGCGGCGTGGCGGAGTTCTTCACGAGATACGCGGCGGGTTCCAAAGTAGTTTGACATGGTGTGATCCTTTCTAAGATCTAAAGCTATAGCGAACTTGCTATACATATTTAATAGCAGAGGCAGACTAGGTACGCAAGAAAAAAATGCACTAGGAGATACGATTTATTTGCATGGCAGCTATGCGCTAGGGTTATAGCTAAGGCCAGATCTAAGGTATGCTCTAAGGTCATACCTATGTTGCGCTCTATGCATAGCTCTAACATATTCACTAATCTAGATATATAGATATTCACATATGTAAGTATTTAGATATTCAAATATATGAATGTATAGCTATGCGCCTAGATCATGTCTGGTATGCGCCCTATGCATAGCTCCAGGCTAGGTCCTAAGCTTAGACCTAAGCCAGGCCCCACGATGGGAAATAAGCCAGGCCCCAGGGTAGGAAATTAGCTAAGGCCCAGGGTAGGAATTAAGCCTGGCTCCAGGCCTGGCTCCAGGGCTAGACCCTGGGTAGAAAATAAGCCAGGCTCCAGGGTTAGCTCCAGGCCAGGCCCCAGGGTAGGAACTAGCCCAGGCTCCAGGGTTAGACCTAAGCCAGGACCCTGGATAATAAATAAATCAAGGACTTAGCCAGGCTCCAGGGTTAGGCCCAGGGTAACCCCCAGGATGGGAAATGACCTAAAGTTTTAGCCTCGGACCTGGCCAGGGCTACACCTATGTGATCACAAAAGAACCCCCGATGGGAAACCTAAGATAAACCTAAGCCAATCCCACCCACTCTAACCATAAGAAAACACTAGACTTTTATTGCAGCTAATCATTTGTGATCACAAACTAGAGCCTCCCTATAGAAAAAACTATGGGTTTGACTTAGACTATTTTAAATGGTACTCTCTTAGTACGGGATAGGTGCGCCTAGTGATTCGTGCCCTAGCCTGTAACTTAGCCGCAGCTTACGCTGCAAACTGTAACCGTTACTTAGGAGGTAACTATGAGGGACTATGGAAAATCTCTCGAAGGTCTGGAGATAGAAACTTTCTATGACTCCAATGGGCTTTCACAAAGGTGTAAGACTTTCTTATACGAATACCTAGCTAGAAAGATAAAGAATGAGGTAGATTGCTCTGACAGTCTTGATACTAGCTATTACTATGAACAAGCAGCTAACGTCAGTAAGGTCTTAGATGTCTATTGGCCTAACGTAGACAAAGATGAGCCTAATGCTCTATTTATCTACCCTGACTTAGTAGCTAGGGATAAAGGTCGCAGCGGACGCAGAGGAATGCGTATAGGTCGTGCCATTAGGAAGATGTTTCCGGTCTTAACCGATAGTGAAATTGACAGCCTAGTGGATACGATAAAGTCTACGATGATGCCTAGAGAATATACCATTCACACTGGCACTAGCGCTAAGGACTTTGCCAAAGCCTATTCACATACTCAGGTATCCCCTGAGAATTTGGATACGGGTTGGCATAAGAAACATATGGTCAATAGCTGTATGCGGTATTCCTTCGACCATATGCCTAATCACCCAGCTGAGGCTTATGCCTCTGGTGACTTCGAGGTTATCTGGTTAGAAGATGCCGGAGGTCGTATCGGTGGTCGTGTTGTTGTAGCCAAATCTAGGGCAGGTGTAGAGATAAAGCCTAAAGCTGGGCCTATCTATGCAGTGTCAGAAATGGCCTACAAGAAGCTCCGCGAGTTTATTTCTTTCGCTGAAATAGACCTTGGAAACAACAGAGATTGGATAGGGTGTCAGCTTAAAGCCATACCATATCAAAGTGGCTACATTGCTCCCTATCTTGACTACGAACCCAGATGGTTAGTGGAAAAGTATGCCGGTGGCAGCTCTGTTACCAAGCTAGAAATTTCTAGTGATGGAGAAATAGACGCCAGCCAATACAACGGCTTACTTATGACCGGAGGTCGTTGCTGTTGTTTAGAGTGTGGGGACGGAGTAGACGAAGGCTACGTATATACCCGCGATGGTGACAGCTATTGTGAAAACTGTTACCACGAGCTATTCTTCTGCTGCGACTATTGCGAGGAAGATTTACCTAGAGATGAAGCTACGGATGTACACACAGTTAATCGCTGGGGTAATCAGCATATGGTCTGGTGCGAGCATTGCTCTAGTCATCATGCTGTAGAAACCGAGTCAGGTGAACTCTGGGATGAAGACCATGTCTATACCACAGGTGATGGCATAGTTATCAGCCAAGACGAATATGACGAAGACTACTTCATGTGTGATATCGTAGAAGAAATCTATCATAACGATCAGAGCGTTGATCTACAGTGTGGAGCTATAGCCTCTGCTTATGGTATTACTTGGTATAACGGTAATGATTTTAGCGATAGGTATGTCTATGACGCAACCAACGAACATTGGGTATTAGAACCCCGAGAACAGGAGACTAAAGAAAGTGCATAGTTTAACATCAATGCTTAAGTTTAAGCGCAAGCATGGCACAGATTCCATAAAGGATTTCTGTAGCCGTTTTCTACACCCGACCTTCGGGCATCCAGACAAGCATGGTAACTATGAGCTTGTCATAGGTAACAACCCTAAGCTCTGCTTTGCAGCTCACTACGATAGTGTGCATAGCTCTGGCGGTATGCAAAAGATCCAGATCAAGAACGATATCGTTAGCTTAGCAAACGACAGCGACTCTAACTGTCTGGGCGCAGATTGTGCCACTGGCATATGGTTGATTTTAGAAATGATCGACGCAGGTATCGAGGGTGTCTATGTAGTCCATGCCGAAGAAGAAACCGGATGCATCGGCTCTAGCAATCTTGTTAAGGACAACCCGCCATGGATGGATAGCCTCAAGGCTGTGATATCGTTCGACAGGAAGGGCAAGGAAGATATCATCACCCACCAGTCGGGGATCAGGACTTGCTCTGATGCCTTTGCAGTATCCCTAGACAGTATCCTTGGCTTAGGTATGCGACCTGACCCTACGGGTTCCTATACCGACTCCAACGAATACTCGCAGCTAATCTCAGAGTGTACAAACCTCTCTGTAGGTTACAACGCACAGCACACTAAGGGAGAAACGCAAGACTTGTTCTTCGCCTCAGCCCTTAGAGATTCCCTCATAGCAGCCGACTGGTCAAAGCTAGTATTCGAGCGCGATCCTACCGTGCTAGATTACTACTACGACCGTCACTGGGGGTATCCCCAACACGGAAGCTATAGAAGCTCCTTCGACTACTGGGACGACGACGGCTACTACATACCGTCTAAAGTGGTGGCAGAAGATACTGAAGCGGACGACTTCCTAGAGCTTGTTTGTAGCCATCCCCAAGCGGTGGCTCTATTGCTCAAGGACTTCTACGGGAACCCCTATGATCTCGTAGACGAACTCTATGAGTACGGTGCCAACGTAACCGTTACCAGTCGCCTAGCCTAACAGCAGGGGGCTTCGGCCCCCTCTAACTCTAACAAAGGAATAGTTATGAAAAACTTAGACCACCTCTTAGAAACCTTCAATAACTTAAACGATAGGCTAAAGATGTCAGCCATGCTTATGAGCGTAGATAGGCCTGACACAGCTCTTACTATCTTATGCGAATGCATAGACAATATCGAAGAAGCAAAAGATATTATTAGCTTAGAATTACACAAACAGTCTAACACTATAAACTAAACTAGACCCTAGCTTAGAAATAGGCTAGGGTTTTTCTTTTGCCCTAATCCAGGTTCCAGGCCAGGGTCTAAGCCAGGGACCAGGGTTAGAGCCAGGGCTAGACATAGGCTAACTCCCTACGATAGAAAGCCCCCTGGGATGGAAATAGGGCTACGTGGGAAATGGGGCTACAGTGGAAATTGTTTACAAAAGGCCCCCGATAGAAATAGGGCTACGATAGAAATCCCTAACTTAAGTGTTACTTTATTTATAAATACTATAAGTTATTATTGTCTTTCGTAACACTATAGTGTATTATAGTGTTACTTCTCGCAGCTGAGAAGAGTGATATGACTAAAAAGAGGAAAAAAGTTATGCCAGAGATAGGTAGACTACCTTGTCCTAATGTAGAGGGTTGTGGCAGCTCTGATGCCTACAGCTACAATACAGATGAAGGAATAGGTCATTGTAAGTCTTGCGATGACTGGTCTTTCGCAATAGATAAAGTGGTGAAACGTAAAAGCAATAGGAGTGATGAAGAAGTGGCTTTTGATGTAGATATCCCAGAGATTAAAGATTATGAGTATGTTGCAGCTAGAGGTATCTCTAGTAGTGTAATGGAAATGTATGATGTACGCAGCTACAAGAATGCCGCAGGAGACGTGGTAAAGCAAGAATATGTCTACCCCTCCGGTGGAAAGAAGATAAGGGTACTACCTAAGACCTTCTCGGCTAAGAACCTTAGTCAGGATGAGCTATTCGGTATGAATATATTCCCTGCAGGTTGCGCACGTATGGTAACCATCACTGAGGGCGAAATAGACGCTCTCTCAGTGCAGGAGATCATGGGTGGTAAGTCCATCACCCCTGTGGTGTCTTTGCCCTCTGCTACGCCTTCTAAGAGGCTCTGGGAGAAGTGTACACCTTGGCTTGATAGCTTTGAGAAGATCGTCCTTAGCGTTGATAATGATGCAGCTGGTAATGCAGTGGCTGCTAAGATCTTCAACATGTTCCCGAATAAAACCTATAGGGTTATCCATGACGTCTACAAAGACGCTAATGATTTCCTTATGAACAATGCACGTAAGGAGTTCAGTAACGCTTGGTGGAATGCTAATAAGTATACTCCTGAGAATATCCTAAATACTGCAGACCAGTTCGTTAAGCTATTCAAGGAAAGCCCTGAATATAACTATGTACCTACAGGTATCGAAGCTCTTGATGATAAGATCATGGGTTTGATGCAGGGTCACTTCACTGTGATCAAGGCTCCTACTGGTATTGGTAAAACCGAAGTTATGCGTTACCTTGAGTACAACATGATTAAGCGCAAGGTTCCATTTGCTTCTTGGCATCTTGAGGAAACTAAACTACGCTCTCTGTTGGGTCTTGTGTCTTACCACTTGAACCAGAACCTTACACGTAGGGATATCATTGATGCTCTTGGTGTTCACGACTTAGTAGAAGACGCCATCAGAGATCTGACCAAGGACGAGCTGATCTATCAGTTCTACATGCCTGACGGTAGCGATACTGATGACTTC